GGTTCATAATCCGCCTCGCATCCGATACCAACCAACTGGCTTAACATGGTTAGCACTGAGTGCAATCGACATATCGTGAACCACTTTCATCGTTGCGGTTTGTCGAAACTTGCGATTGCGATGTCGGTGCTGAATGTCAATCTTGAGCAGGTTCAATGCCCACAGGACCAGAATTAGCAGAACAATCGCGATTGTGGAAATGGTTAAAACAGCTTGCATGTTCGTTACTCCTTGAAACAGTTACAGATTGTAAGTGGTTGACCATATCATCATCATCGGTAATATGGTCAGATGGTCGCTATTCGTTTACGGCTTGTGTTGCGGTGTTCTGCTCAGCCAGATCCCATAACGTCGTGACATTCTTCTCGGTTTCAGCGCGCCGAATGTTCTTAACTGCCTGATGGAAGTATTCGCGCTTTAACTCGATGCCAACCCCTCTGCGACCAAACTTGACAGCGGTGTACACTTCGCTGCCAATCCCCAGGAACGGAGTTAACACAAGGTCATCTTTGTTGGACCATAACCGCACACAGCGCTCAATCGTGCCCAGTTGCAACGGTGCGATATGCCGCTCATCATCTTCAGCACGGGCCGAGGCCACATTCAGCGTATCGCTTTCCTTGATGTTGTACCAAATCGGACGGGCAAACTCGATTCATTCCTCATTGGTTAAATCGGTTTTGATCGGCTCAGGGTTTTCTCCGGGCTTGCGAAACAACAAAACGTAATCGGCAAGCGCTGGGCGCATCCAACTGCTATCTTTGCGCAACTGGACAAACAGCAGCGATTTGGAATGCGTGCGGATCGCTTGCGCTTGCGGATCTTTGTCGATGCAGATTTCGCCGTGATAGATAAATCCCTGCTCGACGAAATGCCGAATAACATCCCCGCGAAAGTCTTTCATGCCGATAACGCCATCAGCGCCCAGCGTCGTTGGCAACTGTTGAACGTGTATCGCGGCAATGCGCCCTGGCATCAATACACGCATCAGATGGTTGGTGATGAAACTGAAGTGCGTGAAGAACTGGCCGTAACCCATACTGTTACCGAGATCCCGCTCCGTATTGGAATAGGTGAACAGTGAACTGAATGGCGGGCTGCAGACCACCAAGCCGACACTCGAATCAGCCACTTCATTCAACCGTTCGCAACTGTCGCCTAACATCACCTTCCAACCGTTCCCGCTTACCTCTGACGTTTTGTACTCATCATGTTCGCGGGTTGTAGCGCTGATTTCATCGCGCTCAAATTCGGCCATATTGTCAATTAAACTCTCTGCGATGGTCACGGCGTCCTGTTCCTTTCGCAATACGTTTGCATAAATAACCTGTTCGGGATCTGTCAGTACTACAAAGGCCTTCACCTCTCGTAACTGACCGAACCGATAACAACGGCGGATGGATTGATAATACTGCTCGTAACTGTCACCCAGACCAACGAATACCATCCGGGCACAACGCTGGAAGTTCATCCCAAACCCTGCTATATCACACTTTGTTACAAGAACGCGTATATCACCGTTGGCGAACTTCTCCAACGCATCAGCTTTCTGGTCTGGCGTTTGGCTACCTTCAACCAGTACTGCACCAGGTAACGCTTTAATCAGTTCGTACCCCTCGTTATTTAACCCGTGCCAAACAATCCACTGCTCATCTGGTTCTGAATTGACCAACTCAGCAGCCCGCGCCACACGTTCGGCGATGGTGTCCTTACGAACTTGCGACCGTTCGGTAATGCCGTGTAACGATGTGGCGAATAACTGACCTTCGGGTTTCCAATCTGTTGCCACGATTACTGGGTTAATGCTCAGCGCTGGCAATTTGTACCCGTCATCCTCGTAACCCAAATCGGACGGCTTGCGGATTGACATCCCCCAGCTGGCCATCCAGCGATAGAACGCTTTCGATGCGTGCCCCTTCAAACGCCATCCGGCATCATCGTGTACAAAGAACGTCGCCAGCATTTCGACCCGTGACATTATCCCTAGAAACTCAGCATGGTTGGCAATCTCGGCGATGTCGTTCGGCGCCGGGGTCGCTGTGCAGCATAACCGCATCGGTGTATTCTGGAATGTATCGATTAATGTGGCGCGTGTTTTGGATGTGAAAGACTTCAGGATCGAACTTTCATCCAGTACCACCGCCTCGAAGTATGTCGGATCGAAGTGCTTGATCATCTCGTAATTGGTGATGGTGATGCCGTTCGGATCTGCATCATCTTGCTTGCGGGCATACGTCACCGAAATACCCCACTTCTCACCCTCTTTAACGGTCTGGCGCGCCACGGCTAACGGCGCCAGAATAAGTGACCGATCTGCTACTAATCGCGCCCACTCAAGCTGCATGGCCGTTTTGCCTAGCCCGGTATCGGCGAATATAGCCGATCGCCCTTTGCGTACTGCCCAATACACCAAATCCCGTTGGAACGGGAATAAATGGTTGCGAACCTCATCGTATTGCACGTCGCGCCCGTGATGGGTTGCAACAATGCGCTTGCTGTCTAAGAACTCCTGATAACTCTTATTCACGTTTGCTCCTGAAAATTCTCATATGAGAAAAAATATAACCCGGCGTTATTGCCGGGTATGCTCCTAACCTAACCGCTCGACCACCTGATCCCAATCGACCACTGCCAGCGCGTTATCGAAATCACTGCCGCTCACCATTTCCTGACCGGCCACATGATGCAGTTGCAATGAATTAATCAAATCGCCCTCTAACGCGCTTGCTGGCAACCCTAATGCCTGATTGCTCGCTGCGTACTGTTGAACCTCACCACTGACCTTGTAATCGGTAATTAAACCGACAATGTACCGTACTGCGTTTTTTGCGTTCATGTTAGATCCCCATCTCGGCAATCGCCACGGTATCCATGTTGTACAAATCGTTGGCATCTGGCAACCGAATGGCCCATGAATTCATCCAAGTTTGCTGACCGTCACCGATGTTGACCAGGTATATAACCTGACCGGTGATCCCGTTGGTATCGACTTCCTTGACGCGCCCTAACATCTCGATGCCATCATCCATGTAAACTACTAACTTGCCGGTTTCGATTACTGTCGCCATGATTTGTTGCTCCTGATTACCGAACTCGTTTGATATAGACATTATAGATTGACTTCCCTATTATGTCAATACCCTAATTTGAGTAATTTAACCCATGCACATCAACAGATTGATTTCACGCTGGTAAATACGCGCGCTATGTTCTTTCAATGATATTTCGCGCCCTATTTGCCCATGCTCCTGAACAAATTCGCGGTATTGCTGAAGTGTCATGCCGATTTCGTCTTGGTGTTTCAGAAAATCGTCATCATCCTGAATAACTGCCCATTTTGCGCGATTGCATTCATCACACAGACAATGATCGGGACCATCGAACGCACTGCCCAGATATGTGTTAGGGCAACCATCGACTATACACGGATAAGGCACAAGCGATTCAGCAACAACTAACACTTGTTTAGCGGTATATCCATCTTCAAACATGATCTGCTCCTTAATCAGTTTTGCGCGGTTTGTATGTTATCAACAGCACGATAACCGCAACCCACAGCGCCACGGCAATCACGGCGATTACTTCCATTGCTAGCGATTTCATTTGGCCTCCTGATTAACGTGGATTGTAACATTCTCGCTGGGCTTGAGCACGATATCGACGTTCAGATCCATACTTTCGGCTATCTTGATAAACGTTTCAATCGTTGGCACATACCGTCCCGAAAAGACATCGTACAAATACGGTGCTGACAATCCGCTGCGGGCCGATACCATCGCAACTGTGATTTTCGCACGTATGCGTAGATCATTCATTATTGGGCCTAATCGCTTGGCTTTTTCCTTCGCGGTTACTGTCATCCTTTCACCTCCGTTTTGCTTTCCCGTTCAGTCCGTAACTTTTCGACCACGTTAACCGCCTGGATGATTGCTGCCATCATTGGCGTTAATGCATCGCTCAAGCGTTTTTGTTCGCTTTCTGACAACTTCTCAAATCGTTGCCACACTTGCCGCGCGCGTTTATCGCCGAAATCTTGCAGGATTATCGAGGCGACGATAAGTGTCATAGAGGCTTCGTAATCGTCCATTATTGATTCCAGTCCCATAACCCCTGCTGGCCGCGTGCGTGTATTGGCTTATCGAGCAACCGAACATTATCGATTTGCCACGCAAAGCGACCTTTTTCATACCAACCTAATGCCAATTCTTTATCGGTCAACAGCTTATTGAAGTTGGAATCGGTTGGATGTACTGCGGTTAGTTCACCGATTGCAAGTATTCCACCACGAACAAACATATCAGGCGTGAATTTTTTGTATCTTGCTTCGATTGCAAGCCAGGTAAAATACTCAAATTCATTGCCATCGGCTAAATGATTGAGGAAATCTAGACGCACTTTGTGTAATTGCTTAGCACTTACTATGCAATCTATAAAATCCTCAAGGACTTCGCCAGCTTTGCCAGAATGTATTGCAATCGGTCCACGATATGGCGTTGACCAGCTACGTGTCTCGTAACGCTTTTCGCCCCATGCAATAAGGCTGGCGTAAGGCTGATGGATGGTTATCGCTTTCATGTTAATCCGACTCACTGGGGTTAATCGCCGTGTTAACCTGTGGCAGCACATTCGACACGCTGCCGCCATCGGTCAGAGATTCGTAATGCGCGCGGGCTAACTCCTGGGCGTCGGCTAATGTGGCGCGAATACCGATTTTCTCAATGTCTGTATCATTGCATGTGTTTTCATACACAACTAATATAGTCGAACCGTCTTGGATCTCCTTTTTCCATATCCAATACTTCTGCGTTTCAACTATAGCGATACCGTTGATACCATCCCACGTAATCCCATATCGTTCCTCATTCAACCGCGCGTTGACCGCCTCAAGCTGTTTGATGCGCTCTTCGGCCTTGTTTAAGGCGCCTTTAACTATCAAATAACTGTTAGTGGTATCAGTATGGCGCTCCGTTGCTTCTACC